ACCTTGCTAAATGATATAGTCTCTCCCACATTTACCGGATACCTTTGGTTGGAAGAGTCTCCAAATAGCTGGTCGTAGGTAGTAACTCTGATAACCACATCCCTCAGCTTCTTAGCACTGGTCTCAAACCTTCGGGCAGTATCGACTGAGGTTGTGTCTTGGTTCTCGTAGGTTTTCCCACCAAATACCACATTCACAGGCGAATAATACGTTTCAAAGTTCCCCATAGTTTACCTCCTTATTCCTTCCACCAGGGATGGTGTTCTATTCCTGTCAGCTTCCAGTCTCCCTTTTCCACAAGCGTAAATATCCTCTTTAGCCACCAGTCGGCGATATTGCCATAGCCGTCATTAACGGCGAGTATGCCCATGTTGACTATTGACCTCAAGGCTTTATTGCGTATCCCCAATCTCAAGTGAGGAAAGAACTCATCCCTTAAATCTATCAGCATTTGCGCATGAGGGTGCTTGCAGGCTTTCTTATCAGGCTCAGGCGTTACCTGCGCAAAGGCAAGTATCAGCACCAGAGCGCCCTTGAACTTCTTGAAGGTCTCAAAGTGCTGGCCGTAACTAAACACCTTTTGACTTAGTTCTCTTACTGAATCCTCTTGGCTTTTTCCCACTGGCAGACTTCTCCTTAACCTCTTTCTGCGGCTCTGTGATCGCTGTTACAGCCTCTTTCAGACCGGAATAGTCCATTACCCTGCCCCGGTTAGTTGCGGCATCTTGGAGCATACATTCAGAGCAAATAGGCACTCCGTCAATCCGCTTTCCAGTTTCCTTTGGCTCACGGTTATAGAACGAACACCGTTTACACTTCATACTTTCACCGCCTCTCGCTTCTTGACCTGATTAATTCGCTTTTGCTTATTTCTCTCAACGGGAGTTTTTATCATTTTCTCTATTTCAGCCAGAGTAGGCTTCCAGTATTTCTCCATGACGGCATTACAATCATATTCAAGAGCCTTTTCCCTGGCGGCTATCTTCCGCTTCGCCAGTTTGCCCGACTTTTTTTCCTCATAGGCTTGCTCCAGGCAGTCCACTATCTCATCGGGATTAGCCCTGCCTTCCCAGGAGCTTTGCTCGTCGAACTCAGGTATCATGTCGTTGAGCAGCCACCCACCGCCGCATAGTTCCGGCTGCGCCGTGTTGTTCGACAAGATGGCGGGAACTCCGCAGGATTGCGCTTCTATGGCCGGTATGCCGAAGCCCTCGCCCTTAGAGTTGCTGAGATACACGTCAAGGCTGTTGTACATTGCAGCCATTGCCGTATCCGGTATACCCACCACTCTGAGTTCAGTTAGAGAAGGAAAGCGGGTAATATCCTGTATCATCAGCATCTCACGAAGCGTTTGCAGGTTGCGCCCCCTGGTCTCAAAGGCGTCAGTGTGGCAATACATGATTATGTCCTGATGCTTCCGGTAGAACTTCTGTAAAGCCAGAAATGCCGAAGTCCAGTCCTTTCTCTCCCTGACGTTAGTTCCCACCTTGCCGATAACGAACTTATCTTCCCAGCCATGCATTTTTCTGATAGCTGCACGCAGTTCTTCATTGGGACGAAACATCTGACAGTTAATCATGTGGGGAACATAGAAGCAGTCAATACCGGCACGCTCCATCTCCGCTTTGCCGAACTGAGACATGGCAATAGGCTTATAAAGTCCTGGGTGATTGAGCAAGACATTCTTTACCCGCCCCGGCATTGGTTCGTGGTCACAGGGCGTCCATGGGAACCACTTGAGTTCATGTGGTAACTTATCCTGCACCCATACATCAATAAGCGTTATAATGCAGTCCGCCTTGAAGTGCTCATAAACGGCTTTGGCATTGGCTACTCCGTAGTCATCGGTATTGTTAGGATAGACTGGTATCCCATTCCAGTGAATGAGTCCGCCTGAAAGCCCGTAGTAGGCATAGATGGCCACATCATGCCCCATTTCTTTTAGATACATGGCTAACTGCGCCGGTTGAACACCGTAGCCACTTCCACAGAATGGCGAATTACCGGTCAAGAGCAGGCGCATAAAAGCCTCCTTTTTTCTAAGGGAGGGGAAAACCGTAGCCTCCCCCTCCCTCCATTTACCTCTAGTCGCAGAGCCGGGCTGCGAGTTCTTTGTCCAGGGTCTTAACCCCGTAGAGTATATCCACGGAAATCTGATTGACCTTGCTGGACAGAGTGCCGTCTATGGCTACACGGCAGGAGATGCCCTTGTAGTTAGCAACGGAGTTCTGCACCCCGCCCATATACGGCGCAAGCGGTGCGCCCACCAAGGCAAAGGCGTTCTTGTGGAACGCAAGGTTAGCCTTATGGCTGTCCTGGAACGTGACAACCGCATCATTGCCAATAGCAACGTCCAGACCCGGGCTGAAAGTTATTCCCACCGAGCTAGTGGCGACAGTGCCTCCGGTAACAATTAGGTAGCCCTTGTCGCTGCCAGCTACCTTAAACACATCTCCGGCAGCAACTACCTCACCGTCGGTTAGTGCGTCAACAGTGGCTGCTGTGGCTGCGGCGGCGGCAGCGCCATTAAATGCTCCTGCCGTATCCGAAATGCCACTAGTCCAAGTCGGGACATTCTGGCTCATGTAGAAGTCTGCACCCAGGATACGCCCGATGGCATACTCGTTGATGGTGAGTGGCTTGCCTCTCTTGTCGGCGTGCAGCACCGCATCCAGCGCAACGAACTTCGCATAGGTAACAGGATGAAGCACAACCCTGCGGTCGGTGGGCGGCGTTTTCTGGATATCCAACTGCGCCATCAGGTTGGCCAGGTCGCTGACAGCTGGAGTACTGGAGACTGCGGTGTGCCCTGCGACCTCATTATAGATGGTATCGAAGATGTGGTAGTCAACCTTCTGGGCATGTTCCCTCATCATCGGCTGGAGCACCTGCTCGGAGAAGCTGATAATATCCAGGGTTAGTTGCTGGCTGGTGATTTCCGACGTGATGTCGTAGAACTTGTCCAGCACCACCTGAACGCTGGACTCGGTGATGTTCTGGGCTGCTACTGTAGTGGTGAAGGCTGTGGCTGTAAAAGTTGCAGGTTTTCGGATGGTAACGGTTGCCCCTCTGCCGGACTGGAACTCAGGTGAGTAGCCACGATAGATAAGGTTAGCCATGACCAAGTTACTTTCCAGCACCATGAGAGCTTCTTTCGCTATGACGCTGGGGGTGAGTAGTGTATTAGCCATTGTCTTTTAATCCTCCTTAAAGAATATTAGGGTCTTGCTTTTTTCTGCGAGCAATATAGTCCTCCATAGAGGCTTTCTCTGCCCACTCTGCGGAAATTTCAGAACTTCCGCTTCCACTCCTGCCGGAGTCGAACTTGGGCGTTTCTTCTTCTTCTTTCTGCGGTTCTACCTTTTTAGGCGTTCTGGTCAACTGATACCTGAGTGCCGTGTTCTCTATTTCATATTCGTTCTTGCAGTCCTCAAGTGCCTTCACAAGGTCTTTGGTGTCGTAGCCTAATTCTTTAAGCTCTTTAACCTTGCTGTCGGCCAGTTTCTCCAGACCTGCCTCAAATACGAGCTTTTCAGCCTTGAGAAGTTTGGCTTCGGCGTCTTTTTCCCGCCTTGCCGTACCTCTCTCCTTTTTATTCAGCGCAACCCTGTCGGTATAAGACTTCCTGATGGTTTCATCGTCCACCGCTTTCAAGGCTTCCTCGTGCTCCCTGATTCTGTCCTCAAGGTCGGCACGAAGGTCGTCAAGTTGTGCAGTGGTCGTAGCCTTATACTCCTCCAGTTCCGCTTTGGCAGCGTCGGTTTCCTTTTTCCGCAGTGAAAGTTGCCTGTTGGTTGATTCGAGCCCCTTTCCCAACGCCTTGTCCAGTTCTTTTCTAAACTCCGCCTCGGTATAGGTTTTCCCTACAGTGGTGTCACCTTCCGGCTTAGTTGGCTCTGCCCCCTCCTGCTCTGGAGTAGGCTCCGCCCCCTCAACCTGCGGCTCTTTCCCCTCTAGTTTTTCCTTAGTAACCATTTTTTAGCACCCTCCTTATAATAACTATTA